AAATATTCTGGCACGTTAAACAGCTCGGTTAATCCCTCCATCACAAATCCATTTCTCCACCGCTCTGCGGCTATACCGCGCCGGATGTGTTAGCACTGGCGCAGGAAAGCCATGCTGCTTACGCAGCCGCCAGAGTGCCGTTCTCGCCTTACCAATTTCGTCCATAACTTCTTTTTCACTCATAAAATCGTGGTGCATATTCTTCTCCACACATTCCCGCTGCATCAGGTTTGTTTAGCCGTGACAGGTCACGGCGTATTGATATTCAACTTCAACTTATGCCATCCGCTGGTGGCCCAGCATGCTGCTTCACCCTGGCAAGGGCATGACTGCACCGGCAGCTGCTCTTTGCACTTACCGCATTGCTGGTGGGTCAGCGCCTCAAGTCGCTGCGCCAGCTCAGCGGAGTCTTTCCGGATTAACAGCGTTATGTACTCGTTCTGCTCATACGGTTCACGACCGGGGCGGCGTGCGGCGCAGTTCTTTGCCAGCATCTCCAGTTCCTGACTATCCAGCGCCAGCTCCAGCTTTTTACCACCGGCAGCGGCCTGTCTGGCACGCTGAGCTGCTTTGCGTTCGGCGGGGGATTTAGCCACCTTCACCTCCCGGTAATTCCGCAGCCTTCTTTGCCGCTTCACGGGTATCCCACTCCACAGCGTGAGCAATTTGCCTGGCAGACGAAACGGCGCGCTCAATCAATGCATCACACTCAAGCACAATGCGGCGTAAGTCAGGGTTTCTTTCCAGTATGGCCGCTCTCTCTATCTGCCAATCGTTACAAACCTCAAGCAGCATCTTGCTCAATGTTCGCCTCCAGGCGCTGCTGCCAGCATTGCGTCGTAAGCATCACCCAGACGAGACAGGCCATCCATGAACTGATCGCCAGCTGCAATCATCTCCTCTGTCGGTTCGACCGGCACCATTTTCCATCCCTCTGGCACCAGTTCAGCGGCGGGCGCGGGGCTAAAATCCCGGCAGCTTTCCGGCGGCTTTATGCCGTTAACCTGATCACCCTCAGTCACTAACCGGATCAACATAGCCACCAGTTGTACTATTTCGCCTTCGACTTCACCCCATGACATGCGATTTTCAGCGTAGTGGACTCCTGCCTGTACCACTTCGCCAGCTTCTTCAGCCACTTTCAACAGCACATAGTTAGGCTGAGGAAATTTAACCATCGCCTTATCTGCAGAAATACGCGCCTTTGACACCAGAGATCCGAAGTAATCCTGCTTCGCCTCTGCTGCTTCTGCGCGCTGCTTCCAGTGGTACATGTCATCGCGCATTGCCTGAGCTGCTGCCATATTCGCGTCTGCAGTGCGCTCCATAGAGCGTAATGCATCCGCAATATCAGAGTGTCCCAAGAGCGTGTTGAATGCTGCCAGAATGCCTTCCTCTGGTACGCTATCTTCGTGGCGCTGATAATCATCAATCGCCGCACACACCGCATTCAGCGTTAAGCCGTGTGGATAATTTTTCATGATGGCTCTCCTGCGCGGATAACTGGCTCAGCCAGGCGGAATCTTGATGGTGCCCAGTCGCACACCTCATCTGTAGGGATGTGTCCAAACATCATTGTGCAGCGGCGGCAATGAACGCAGTCACTACATGCCTTTCCTTCAGGCAGATTCATTTTGTCACTGTCATTTTACGGCGTCGCATTGGCTCACGAGTATCCATCACTCACCATCCTTACCGGCGCGGAGTTCTGCGGCGAAACCTGCGAGTGCGATCCGGAAAGTTGAACCTTCAAGGGTTGCTTTTGATGCAAACATTTCCACACCCTCAGCCCGCACAGCGTTGAGGTAGACGTCGGTGGCTGGGGTAGCGAGATTCGGCAGGAGCGCATAATCACAGATGGATGAGATATGGCTACCGAGGTAACTATCCTCTTCCGTGCGGGGCCGCTCATCTATCATCGTTGCACGCTGCAAAATCACACCCCATACAGTACAGTCAGTTTCTTCTGACCATCCGTCGCATGCATCACCACGGTAGTAGTCGATGTCGCTGTCTGCTGCTGCAATAGCCTTTTCAGCAGAATCATGCTCTTCAAAGCCGCTGTCTGTGCCATAGCTGAAAAAGCCGATTCCGCTTTTCAGAATGGCATTCTCAGCCGCCAGCTCATCACGCTGCTGCTCCAGCGCCTGGAATGCTTCGGCAATGGCGAGGATGTTGGCAGGGCTGCAAAGCTCCAGATAATCGCAAAGCCATGATGCTTCGTTTGAGTTGCTCCCGGTGGAGATTACAGCTTCGCCGCGACTCTCGCAGATTATCTGGTGGGCTTGTTTGCCGTCTTTATCCTGGCAAAGCGCGCTACTCCAATCGCTGCCGTGCCAGTCCGCAACAAACTTCGCTTGCTCAACTAATTCATTCAGCTTTTCCATCACTCACCATCCTTAACCCATGCATTCCAGATACAGCCCGCTGGCAATCAGACGGGCGCGGCGTTTTGCTGCTTCACAGTGGCGCTTCTTTGCCTCTTCAGAGCAGTCATTCCTGTGGTTGATCACCATTGGCTTACATGGCGGGGGAGCAACACGGCGCGGATTTCTGACCAGGGTGTAAGTGCGGTCAATGGAGCCGCCACCGAGACAGACCTGATTGGATGCCTCAACCTGAAGTGTTTCACCACCGCGGCGCATGATGTGAAGAACCAAACGGTTGAACTCACTAAGGGTCATACCGAGTTTCTGCGCCAGCTCCCGACCCGTTGCCGGGCCTTTGGATAACTGCCAGGCCAGCTTTTCACTGAAACCGGCATTTGGGCCATTACTGCGGCGAAATTGGGCAACCTTTTTCATGACACCACCTTCAGCGTTACCGTACGTGAGCGGAGCAAATCCATTTCCATTTGGGAAATGATGTTGATCGCTTGTAAAGTTCCGGGCAGCTGTTGATTACCCATAGTTGCTACAGCCCGACGTGCCTCACCGAGTGCTTCACCGCGCAGTGTTCGAATCCACTGATCGCAGGCTGGCGTTGCAAGCGCTGCATTCAGATCATCAATCATCGTCAGGTCTGCGCCTGCAGCCTGTAGGGCTGAAATGGTGTCAGGCAGCACGCTGTTGATACGCAGCACTTCTGAAGCCATCAGGCTGGCGCGAACGGTGGCAACTTCGAGACGCGACGACAGCTCAGTCACCATCTTTGCCATTTCGATCAGAGGAGTATCCATCCCGATGTTCTTAGCGAACTGGTGGCCGGCAGCGACGACTTCTTTATTCGATTTGAAATGATGCATGTCATCGCCCTCAGTGAATGGTGATGGTGCTGTTAAGGCGCTCAGCTTCGTTCTGCGCCTTAATTGGATTGGTGACTACTGAGCCGTCAGGCAAAATCCAGCCGTTCAGGATATGGCTATAGGGCAGGGTGATAATGCCTACGGTTATATGGTCGTTCGGCTTTTCCATGAAATTCTCCACACACGATTTTTGGTTGCATGAATCCCTTGCCAGTGATGGCAATAAAAAACTTTTGGGATTCGTTTAAGTTGGCTGGTGGGTTACTGCAATAACCCACAGCCCGATTACTCCACACACTTGAAAGGTTGCTGCGGTGCCGGGTGCCTCCCGGTGCTCTGGTCAGACTGACAAACACCAGAGCGGAAACTCTTAGACTGTGTGCAATCTTTGTCAGTCTTCCGCGCGCGCTGGCCGCATTCACCACAACGAAAAGGACACTTACTCCACGTCTCTAAAGCGTTCGAAAACACCCGCTTTGCAAATGCCCTTATCGTTGTGAAAAAGGGCGGTTAAACAAACCCTCATGAGTAACCGCCAACACAGCAATTCAGTACTTTTAAAACGCTGGTCCGCGAACCACGTCTTCAACATCACACTGCACACTCACCACACCGGCATCACCACAACAGACAACATCAGCATCTGGGAAGAGCCTCAAAAACGTAATCAGGTCCCGAACCGATGTGTTCGACATGTTCTTAATCATTTTCACGCTATACCCCGCAAGCATTCGATGAGCTAAATATACTTACGAGTATATGGATAGTAAATACTCAAAGGTAAAGTAATTGTACTTGTGGGTATATTTAATTGAAAGTTATAGAGATTTATTTTTAGAGTGGCGGGAGCAGGAAACAAAAAACCCGGCAATTGCCGGGTCATCGAAAGGGCTTATGAGTGGTTAAGGAAGGTTGGTAACTTTTGCATCAACAACAACACCAATGATTCGGCAATTGCCATCAATTTCAGTCATAGGGTATTGAGGATTAAGTGGTTTCAAAAATTTACGACCTGCATCGACTACCAGCTTTTTGAAAGTTGCTTCATTCTCACTATCAAGTTTGGCAACGACCAGCTTGCCATTCCTCGCTTCAATTTCCGGATCAATAAGTATGGCCATACCTTCAGGAATGCTAAGCCCAGCAGGTGCTGTCATCGAGTCACCCTTAACATCAAGCCAGAATGAATTCTCTGAACAATCAACGGTTGTTTCATACCAACGGTCTACACCCTTGGGGTGATAAGGCTCTATCGCTTCCATCCATTGTCCTGCACTTACCCAGCTTATCACTGGGAAGCTTCCTTTAGGTTCATTCGGGCCTACATAGGTGACGTTGGATTCGGCAGACTTCGCTAATCCATCCAGCCACCCACGACTTAATTTTAGTGATTCTTCAATCTGGCGAGCTGATTGTTCACCGATATTTCGTTTGTTCGCTTTTCCTGGTGGATAAAGCATCCGAGAAACAACAGTCGCATCAAGGCCTGCCGCTTCAGCAAATTTCTTTTGTGTCTCGAATCTGTCAACAAGCTCCTGAAGCTTAAGTCGCCGGATTTCAAAAACGTCTTTGTCGGTATCGATTTTCATACCCGGATCATACGAAAAATTACTCACAGGTAAATGACCTTCAGGTATTGAATAAAATATACTTGCAGGTATACTCTCATCATCATCAACAACAGGAGGCTCCATGGAAACGTTAAGAACGTATCTGAATGGCCTTGCGCTGGGAAGACAACGAGAGTTCGCCGTCAAATGCGAGACCACGATTGAATATCTCCGCAAGGCAATTAGCAAAGGGCAGAAGCTCGGTCCGGCATTGTCTGTTCTCATCGAAATTCACTCAGCTGGTGTAGTTAGCAGGAAAGACCTTCACCCAGCTGACTGGATGAAAATTTGGCCGGAATTGAATTCTAAAGCTACTGCGGCATGACCGTAACTACAACGGACGATAAGAAATGGTAGACACAATCAACACAGCAATCCGACTGATGTGCAAAGCACACAAAGCAGGTCGTTTAGGTATGGCCGATGACTTAGGCATGACCATCGATCAGTTTCACAACCACATGTACCGCAAGTGTGGCAGTCGTTTCTTCACCCTGGATGAACTCATGAAGATGGAAGATTTATCCGGCACTGCATGCCTGGCAGACTTTTTCGCGACACGTCACGGGAAGTTGCTGGTGGATGTATCTGCAGTGAAAGAGGTGGATAAGGTCGATCTGTATGACATCGAGATGAAAGCAAGTGCAGCAGCTGGTGAGTTAGCGATCGCCAAAATTGCTGCAGCGTCTGACGGTGTGATCGACAGCAAAGAGCGCAAAACCTTGTCCGCATTGTTCCACACCAAAATGCGCCACCAGATTCATGGCTTTCTGGGTTTCATGGCGCTGTATGGCGTCGGTGTTGCTGAGCATTCTGTAGATATGTTCGTGGCGAACGGCAGGAAGATTGA